CTTAATTATATTTATAAAAAAATCGAATTGAAGACGGCTATCGAGGTGATGATATTTGTTCATTTCATTCGCAAAGAGTATTGTATCAGAAAAGAATGATAATGCCTTATTGATTATAAAAGGATTATATTCTTTCTCTGATAAGTCATCAACCATAATATCTTTCTTACTGTAATTAATTGCGTTTACATAATCGAATGGACTCATTTAAAGTTCACCCCCGCCATAACTTCTGTAAGACATGCGACCATATTGAGTTCATGATCTGCAACAAAACTATCCTTATATTGATAATCTGCAAGTATGAGTACCAATTGTGGAATAGATTGTGGGTCCACATACTCATTCATATTATCATATAGCTTTCTAAAAATAGCAGTTGGTTCGATATCAATGTTATCAACTACCCATTTACGCATACCTTTGAAGTTTTTAATTTTAAGATGATTGACAAGTGAATCAATTGAAACATCAGATACATTAACTAAAATACCTGAGTCAATTTTACCACCTACCGCATATCTTTGTAACTCATTTATAATTCTTCTGAAATCCGGAAAATGTTTAATGATAAACTGTACTAAGACTTGTTTGTCATATTCAATCTTTTCTTCACCAAGGATATACATTAACCTAGCCATAAAGACTGAGGCTAATCTATCTTTTTCTCCTCTTGGTAAAGCAAACTCAATGACAGAGCATCGACTGTGTAAAGGTTCAATGATTCTATTCTTGAAATTACAAGTAAGAATGAACCTACAGTTTTCGCTGAACTCTTCGATAAACCCACGTAAAGCGGGTTGGGTGGACTGTGGGTTCAGATAATCAGCTTCATCCAAGATGACCAACTTGTGTCCACCCGATAACGAAACAGTTGATGCAAATTGTTTTATCTTATTACGAAGTGTATCAATATTTCCTTCTTCGGATCCGTTTATTATTATATAATCTAAATCTAATTTTTTCGCTAATGCTTTAGCGATTGTTGTCTTACCGACACCAGCTGTGCCAGTAAATAACATATTTTGTATTTCACCTGCTTTAATGATATCACTAAATGTTTTATGTAAATCTGCAGAGAGAATACAATCATCGACCGTCTGTGGTCTATACTTTTCTACCCATAAAAACTCATTCATTAATTAGTATCCCATTGTTTAACTGTGTCCAATCTGAAACTTCTCCAGGCTTTCTTATCGAGAGCCCAGCATGCGAAGTGGTCAGATTCTACATTCATTTCGACTTTTATATCGACACCATTTTCTTTCAATACATTAGGTGAAAGCGTACAAGGCATAATCCTAAGTTCACCTGTTCCTATTTTTTCGAATGTTACAGTTACGATACCTGTCTTAAGAGCTTTTAGTAGTTTTTGTTTTTCTGTTTGTTGCATAATATAATCCTATTCAAAATAAAGGGGGAATTGCTCCCCCTCAAATTAGTCAGCTGAACCTTCTGGTTCAACGTCATCATCACCGTCTTCTAGTGGCAAATCGCCTTGGACATTTTCTTGTCCTTGTGCAGCTTGCGCAGCTTGAAGGAAAGCAACGATTCTTGACCTAAGTCCACCAACTGCTTCTAATTCTGGTCCTTCAAACCCACCTCGTCTTGAGACTAAGTCGATAATTTGAACCATAGTAGCGATGTCGTTAAGACCTAGCTGTACACCTTCTTGTTGAGGTGCTTCTACGTTTACGTTTTCTTCAGTCATTTTTTTCTCCCTTTGCAAAGTTTAGACTAAATTCAGAGGCCTCCCCATGAGCACCTCCATACTTATCTCCATAATTAAATGGAGAATAACTTCTAATATATTTATACATTAAAAGTTGAGTTTTTCTCTAAAGCGATAAAATATTCTATTGGATAATTACTATTAGTCCAGTTAGAGATTAGCTTTGAAGATATACTTACAAAGTAATCGCCTGGTAGCAATTTCAAATTAGGAATACTTACAATAAAGTTGAAGTCGTTATTACAAGTAATTTCTTGTTCTAACTCTATTGTATAAGCATTGGATGTTGCATCTTGAGTATTAACTACTGATGCACTTACCACGCCATTCTCACCTTTAAGAGAAAGTTCTGTATGCCCTAGGACAGCAGCGGCTTTTCTTATCTGATTTAATATATCTTCAGATAGAGGTATACCAACTTCTGCATTAGGCATTTGTATGTCCTTTTGTGGTGATGTTAAAATATCTATTTCAGAAAAGTAATATCTTATTTTCTGTCTATTAGGTAATTTACATCCACCAACTTGATTCGATATTAATAACGATTTGTCTTCAAACTCAAGGGTTGGATTTTCAATTAGATTGAATACCGATAGGAATTCGTTAAGATCATATATCCCGAATTCTTTTGGCATATCCTCAATAATATCTGCTTGTGCCATAATGGTTTTTGATTCAGATATAGTTTTAAGTTTTTGCCCTGGTTGAAAAACAATGTTCGCGTTAATCGAAGCAAAGTTCTTTAGAACATTCAATGTATCATTTGATAAATTCATTTCATTTCCTCATTAATAATAATATTATACCACAGTTTCATTGTAAAGTACACCGCTAATTTGCCTTATCATGTTCGTTAAGAGCAATGATAGCATAATGCAATACCTTTTGCAAATCTTTTCTGTGGTCACCTGGGGTACCTTTCTTACCATATCTTTGTGCATACTTAAGTATGTTACCAATGGCAAAGCCTATACCATGTCCACAGTCTGAAATAAACTCCGTTGATTGAAATTTATTTTTAGAATAGTGACCATCATAGGTACCGTCTATATAATTCTGGAGCTCCTGAATAAGAGCTCCTTCATTAAACTTATAATTGATTTTATTCTTTTTATTAAACATTGATAGCTATTGCCTCCATATACTTTTGTATTGCAGCATTTATTCTATGATTGAATGCATCATACATATCCATTTTATTTTCTAATATATCAAGTTCTGCTTGAAGGTTTAACCTATCGCTTTGATAATTTGGTTGATTTAATAATTCTTTGCAAGATTTAATTTTATCTTGTCTAGTATTTTCTAATCTTACCTTTTTTCGATATATTTCTTTTTCATAGTAAGACCACTTATTCCAAGGAAGACCTTCTTGTATAGCTTGTTTTTTAAAATTATACCTCAACATTACCTTCATCCTCATTAGTGATTGCACCTGTATCTACTTTAGTGTAGAGATCAAGGAACGCTTCTTTTGTATCAAGGTCAAACCTTGAGATACACATATCGATTGCTTTCATTCTATTATTGAAGATAGAGAATGTTTGAACGATGTGGCATAATCTTCTTGTAGAGATTACTTCATCGACTCCATCATCATAGAATGTCTTTCTAATAACATCTGCCCAAGTAACTAACTTATCTGCAAAGTCTTCATCACTTGCACCAAATTTTTCCATGTGCTTAGTAACGATTTTCTTTTCGATTACTAATGATGGAAACTGTTGGTCAATAGCAACTGTAAATCTTTCAAGGAAAGCTTCGTCAATAATTGAAGCTGCAGTAAATCTGCCATCTTCTGAACCTTTACCTTTTGTGTTAGCTGTAGCAATTACATTAAACCCAGGTGCCGGATGTATTGTTTCACCCGTCTTTTTAACAATAACAGGTTTACCTTCAAGTATACCTTGAAGACACATAATTTTATTTGTAGCTCTATCAATTTCATCGAGCAATAAGATTGCGCCGTTTTCCATCGCTTTAAGAACTGGACCTTTAGAAAAGACAGTTTCTCCATTGATAAGTCTGAACCCACCAAGTAAATCATCTTCATCTGTTTCTGGATTAATTTGAACACGTATAAACTCCCTATTTAGTTTTGCGCATGCTTGTTCTACCATAAATGTTTTACCATTACCTGATAAACCTGAAATATATGTTGGATAGAACATTTGTGATTTTAAAATTTTAACTATATCTGCAAATGCACCCCAAGGTACAAATGTTTCATCTTTAACTGCAAAGTTCTTTTCATCATTTACAATTGATTGCATAGCCATAGCAGTAGCAGGTTGTGGTGTGCTTACTGTATTGCTTATTGTTTCTCTTATTGGTATAATCACCGATGCTAAATCGTATGTACCAATTTTGACTCTATTGTCAGTCGTAAGTAATGGACTAAAGTCCTTTCCACTATAACCAAATTCTTTAGCGATATCAACAATAGTTGACTTTCTAAAAGTTTCGGTGTCTGGATACCTTTTAGCCAATTCTTCGACAATTTTTCTTGTGGATATTTTCATCTCGTTCATA